TTGTCATTGGCATACCAGATATGATAAAGGACTGGGAAATCTTCCTCTCCGAGTTTCTTCTCGTCAGGTCCAACCTCAAATTTATTTGGAACCAACCAGATTTGAACCTTGGTTACCATCACCAAGCTGCTGGATTTGTCCTGACTAAAGTCATTGCGGAGCTTATCGTCCGTGCCGAGCACGCCGTAGGTGCTTCCGCCCCTGTCCGTGGCAAAGCTCTTCCCGAACTTCTCAATCATGTCAACTGCAGCGACCTCGCCACTGGCTTCCAAGTCACGCAAAGCATGGAGAGAGTATTCTTCCTCCACCGCACAGAACTCACCCTTCTGAAAGTCGACCATCGCATGGCGCGTGTCAGGGAAGAACCGATACGGAGAGATATTGCGCACCGAGTTGCCCTCGAACTTCATGAACTCTTTCCATTCCATGCCACCGGCGATTTCGGACTCACTGCCGTCGGGAAGAATCATCTTAGTCGGTTCGGATTGAACCTTAACCCGTGCTTTCTTCTCCGTCCAACTGGATTCCAGAATCCCAGTTCCAAAGCGAGCAACGTCAAGGAGATGCTGAAACAACCGTGTGTTCCATTCGTTATGACGGAGGTCACGGTCAAGGAGTTTCTCGCTATCGCTCTGTTTCCTACCGAAGTCCTCGTCACCACTCGGCTGCAACTCGAAGAACGTCCTGTTCTGGTTATACATCAGGAACAAGAAGCTAGCAAACGTCATGACCTGCGCGAACGTATTGGGCACAACCATCTTGACAGGTTTGCCTTTGAGTTCCTGCTTCCGGTCGTCCAGGTCAGCAGCAGTCTCGCCGCGATAGACCCGCTCTTGTAAGTCCCAATCACCATAGAACTCAGACATTTTGCTCCGTGACATCTTCACGAGGCTCTTGACCTTGTCCAAGAGCGTCTCATGGAAGCTGTCAGGTGCGTCCTGTTCCTTTAATGCGTTGGCGATTTCTTGGTCCATTAGTTAAGAGATTCAGCGTGAGAGATAACAGTGGAGCGACGAGCAACGTAGTCACTGTCGTCCGGTGGTGTGATATAATCGAGACCAGAAAGGATAGCTCGGTAGAGATTCTCCATCATGTGGTCATTCTTGTCGACTGGCTTGCCCGTGTCCATGTCGTAGACGTAGTGAGTGAACTCGAAGAGGGTCTGCGTCAAGTTCGGAGAAAAATAAATCGTGGGGAGTTTGTTATGCCCACGTTCCATGAGCTTCTCAGCGACCTTCAGCGTGCCACGCGTCCGGTCTTTGGTCGCTGGCTGGAAGAACAAACCGTATTCCATCAACGTGTCCACGATGTTCGTATCGTCAACTGGGTTGTCCACCAACGCGCTTGGGTCAATTTCATAACTGGCAACAAAACGGCCCTTAGTTTTCTCAAGTAAGAGCTTGGCGTTGTCCCCAATATACTTAATATAAAACTGCTCGTCATAAACGAACACCGTCCCATCCGGTGCAGTTGCAAAGTAGAGAATCGCCTGTGGTTTGGAAATATGAGTATCCCACCAGACACGGATAGTGTAGTTCGGTGGTGGGTCGTTATACTCTTTCCAACCTTTCGGCACGTCGGCCAGCACGTGCATGTCCCAGACAAATTCCTTGTAGACCAGTCCGGCCATGTGAGAGGGCAGCCCATGCAGTCGGCATTGAAGATTCGCTTGGTCACGGGCAAATAGCTCCTCAAACTCGTCGATAGCCTGCTGAGAGTTATGGGGGTTGTCGAAAATCGACCAAGTGATTATGAACCGACTCACATTTTGATTCTTCCCTTTGGAGAAGCTCACGCCGTCCGGTGCCATTTCAATCAGTTTCTTATTGCTGGGGCAAAACTCATCGTTAATCCACATCTCAGTCAGCGGCGTGCAATTAATCCAAAACTTACCCTGACGGTCAACAAGGCCGCGAGCGTGCGCTTGAAACATGGACTCGGGGCACGGCTCGTCCAAATGGATAATGTCCCAATCGCTGGACTCTGCACTCATCTTCGCGTGTTTGTAGCTCTCGACTGTGTCGATGTAGATGCTGCTAGTCCCACCACCGTATTCTTTAGGACGGCTAATGTCGATTCGGTCAATGTGTCCGCCCCGACTCTTATTAACCTTAGCAACAGCATCTTTGGGGATAAGTTGGAAGTATTCTCCCCAGTTTTCGTATGAGCTTCCTTCATTGTTGGTAAAGATTTCTTTGGACTTGTCCCAGTCGGTGACAATCAGGAGGAGTTTCAACGGACGCTGTGGGATGCCAAGGGTTATGAGCTTGCGGTCATCAAGGTTTGCTGGGTCATGAACCCTGACCACTTGGCCCTTCCCGTCTTTCACTTCAAATTTCTTCGTATACCAAGGGCGATAGCCTAGGCAGAACGCCACGTCTTCGGCTGCTCCGCACTTGGTTTTGCCTCCGCGATTACCAGTCCGGCAATACCGACCAGTCGCCGCAGCAGCCCTGTGAAACGTGTCTTGCTTCGCGTGCGGGATATAGAAGTGTAAGCCAAACGCCTCACGAATCATCTTCTGCTTACGAAGATTGTCGTTCTCAGCGCGGAGTTCAGAGACTCTGGAAATGGCTTCTAGGTTTAGCATAGACGAATAAACGCTTTTGCGAGCGACCGCTCTCTGTGTTTCTTCCACACGCCGTCACCGGATTCACTATCCCGGTCTCCACGGCCGTTAGTGTTGCCTTCCACAACAGTGAGTTCCCCCCGCTCACTGTCCTCCACCACGATGCCGACGTGTGAAAAGTCATAAACTACAATGTCGCCCCGATGCGCAACTGCGTTCTCACCACCGACCAACAGGCCGTGTTCCTTGGCCCAATTCACCAAGTCCCACGCGCCAGCAGTTCGGGGCCGGAACGAGGCAGCTTCCTCAGCGGTCTTGCCAAGAGTAGCAAGGACGCTTGGGGCTTTCAACCACTCAGCAATGCACCAGTCAACGAATGCTGCGCACCACGGCCAAGCATCGGGGGTCAGCCAAGTGGCCTTCTGGTATTCGCGGATGCGCTGTCCACAGTTATTGCCGCCACTTTCCAGAACACCAAGCTCACCCTCAGCGATTAACGCTAGGGCGTTCCGAGCCTGTGAGGGCGACAGAATGGCTAGTTCACTTGGCATAACCAGAAAGACTGCGGCCAAGCTCATTGCCGTCAATGTCAAGGCGGACGCTTTTGCCGTCATACGAGGCCATCATTCCACCGTAGGTCACTCCCACGCGGTATGGAATGGCTGCGCACCCAGAGATGCACACGAATACTAAGCTAGCGAATAGCTTGGTCATTTGATTTGGTGGTTTTCTCTTGCATGGTGCTGGCCCACTTGTGAAGGGCAGAAGCAACTGCAATAATTAGCGGCCAATACATAGATACGGACGCAGGGATGATTGGAAGTTTAATAATGGTAGCATCCACGGAAAGCGGGATTGCGGCAAGCGCAAGGACGAGTGAGATGAGCTTTGTTTTGTTCATGGATTTATGGTTTCTTTAAAGGGGCAGGGTTTGCCGGGGCACATCCGATACGCCATGAGCATCCCGTGGTTTTCGCCTGCTTGCGTCTTCACGGATTCGATTGCGCTTCGTAGTTCCTTACGGTCTGCCTCGCATTGTTCGCTGCGATGCCAAAGGATTTTTGCAAGAAAACATAACGCGCCAGTCACGGAACTTACGGCTATGAGCAAAGCGTTTTCAAGTGTCATGGAAACAGTGCTTTGATTTGATCCTTTACGGTGTTCATCCGAGCTTCCGTGATGCCGGGAGGCGGCGTCGTGACACTATCCACAAGCACTTTTGCACGATCAAACATCCCGCGTTTGATGAGTTCGCTCAGTCCGGCAAACAGCGGAGCCATTAGGCCGCCAGCGATTGTTGAAAACTCTTCGGTAAATATGGTTTCCAGTCCGGCCATAGCAGCCTTACGCGTTTTGAGTTCCGCATTGTAGGCAAGTGATTGTTCGTGGGTTCTCATTTTGTAATTTGTGCGGTGATGGTTTTTCCGCTCGCCCAAGCTGAGTCCCCATAATAACTACTCGTATCCGGCCCCGAATAAATGTAAGCAGTGACGGTATCAGCAGTGACCACGACAGGCCCAAGGGAGGGAAGGCCGTCAATAGGAGGCGGAAAATTCACAACAGCAATGTCCCCAGCAACCGCGCCTGTGACCGTAATTGCAATAGGGGTTACTTCGCCAGCGAGTGCTGTGAAGCTAGTGAGTGACGCGCTGCCTCTGTAAGTTGGCTTTATAACGCTGCTCATGAAAATACAACTGTTGTTTGCTGGTCACCAGCAGAGCCAGCGGTATACGTCGCTGCGGTCGTCGAGAACGCGAAGGCTATCCCACTGTCGAACCCGATGCCCTCGTTTGAAAAGAAGTCAGTTCCAACGATGACCTGCGCCCCAGTCGGCACAAGAATTGAGACCTTTGGCACTGCCGACGCACTCGGAGTCGTCGCCGTATCATGCAGCTGCAGCCACCGGCTGCTGGCGTTTGCATTGTAACAGCTCGCGCTAAAAACCATCCCCGCTCCCGGTTTAACGTTCAGCGTGGCGTTAGCCCCAAGATTCTTAAAATAATTTTGTGCCATACAGTTAAAGAGAAAGACCAGCGAGCCGAACCATTGTCTCGCCTTCGGCTCGCTGGTCAGTTATTGGTTAGCTAAAGGTGACTGCGCCGTCGAGCTTTGTCTGGCCAGAGATAAACCAGTGAACGCCGTCGGACTCGTAGGTGACCCAGTCGCCAATGGCGCCCAGCGCGCTAGCGACCAGGGTCAAAGACGTCGAACCTGTTGCGTAAGGGCCGTCATCGCCGTTGTCAACTTCCAGTTCGTTGATGCCACCATAAACGATTGCACCCGTCGCCGTGATGATATACGCCGTGGTCGGGATGATGCCCGTAATGAACTTATAGCGCAGGCCCAACGCCGGAGCAGGGAGCGTAACCGTGAAGCCACCAGCCAAATTGAGCACGAATGTGCTCCCAGACTCAGCAGCGGTCACCGTCTTCGCCGCAACCAGCGAGACAATTTGAAGGTTTAGATTACGGTCGCCAAGAAGGTCTTTCTCAGCAGAGTTATATTTCCACATACTTTATTTTGCCTCTGTTCGGCGTTACGACAGCGTTTATGATTACAAGGTTGGCCCTGTCAGCTACCAACCAAGGAGGCTTTCACCTCAAGAAATTAAATTAACAGTCCCAAGCGCGCAAACTCTTGTTAATACGGCTGTCTGGGTCTCTTGCAGTTTTTATACTGGTGAGTTTCTTTTTCATCCCTTCCATTCTAGCGCAAAACGA